CGGAAGACTTCTTTTCTAATGTATTAATAAGTTTTTGCTTCTCATCTACTTTGCTCTTTGCAATCTCAATCTTAGTATCAATGTCCTTAATGTATTCCTTTGTCATCTGGAGTCTGGCACGAACAAGTGTATTCATCACAGAAAATACATCAATGTCGAGAAGATTTTCAACCACCAACCTTCTATCAGAGGCACTCAATTGCATGAATGGAACATAGTTTGATGAACCAAGAATTACAACTTGACAAAATGACTTGTATGTCATCTTTAGAATTTGTTCTTCTAGAATCTTCTGATAATCTCTCGACTTCGCATCTTGGTCGAGCATCTCACCATTCTTATAAATTTCAAACTTCTTTGGTTTCAGACTTCTAAATACACGATAGTTATCATTACCAATCGTAAATATAATTTCTATTTCACAATCTTTTTCATTAATAGAATTTACTAACTGAGGTATTTTAATACCACGAAACGACTTTCCAAACAAAGCAAATGTCAATGCATCAAGCATCGTTGACTTTCCTGCACCATTCTCACCAGAGATGAGTGTGTTGTGGTGTCGAGTTAAGTCAACGGTTGTCTTGTAGTTTCCAGTTGAAAGAAAATTCTTCCAACTCAATGTTTGGAATATTATCAAACTAATGCCTCCTTATACCATGAAGGTGTTTCTGTATTCTTCCACTCTGCAAAATAAGTTTTTTCTCCAAGATAATATGCACGATATGCTTCTACAGCACTTTCATTTTTATATTCATCTGGCATTGCTTGTGCAAAGGGTGTAATAGAATTTGCATTTTTAATGTTTCGTGGTTTACGATAAAGCATTTGGGTAATCATGTCTTCTGCCTTATGCATTTTACCATATCTACGAGTATATTCTTTGCATAATTCTAGTGCATGATTAACCAACCAATAATAGTTTTTGTCATTCTTCATCGCCCATTGTGTACAGGGATGTCCAACGAAAGATGCTTTGTATAAAAGTTTTTCAAATGATGTGTATGGAAGTTTCCATCTTTTAATTCTTCGGTTGTTTGCAGATAGTTCGATGTATTGTGTACCATCAAGTACACGCCAAACAGTCGAGAGCATCTGTCCCGACTCAACAATCATTTTTACTACATGCTTGTCGCACATCATTTGTGCGGCGATTTTAGGATTTTCATCCAAAACAAAAATATTCACAGTGATAAACTCTCCATATAAAGGTCTTTGATGAGTTTTTTCATTCGTACCTTATCTTCCACTTCATCAATTAAATCAATTTCATTATTTATTAGTGTAACAGTATCTTGTGCTAAGTCAACAATTTCTTCCTTAGTCCACTCAGAATCTATGATATCCTCAACAACTGTAATTTTTGCCACACCTTCTTCGTATAACTTATCCATAAATCTATCGAATGCATATAAGTGTTTCTTTGATTCTACAAACAATTTAATATATGAACCGTTAAGATATGAATAATCAACTTTATCTACATCAATAGGTCCATCATTGTCGTTATATCTTAGTGTATGAAACATCTTAAATGGATTCTCTATAAAGTCCAGTTGCCTAGTTTCTGTATCAAGAATATGAAATCCTTTAGTTTCATTTAGGTCTGCAAATGTGATTTGATATTGAGTTCCCATATAATACACATTATCTTTCTCTTGACGACAATGAAAGTGACCAGAAATAACTTTTTCAAATCTTTCTAGAAGACTTGGGTTCATCCCACCATCAAACTTTACACCTCGCATCACATCATACCCATGAAGTTCAAGATGTCCGATGAGAATAGGCGCGGCGGCACTTTTAATAAACTCAACTGACTCTTGTTCATTTTCTTTATTTACCCACGGTAAAAGTGCAATGTCCAAACCATCAAAGTTAACAACTTCTGGTTTTTCATATAGATTCAAATCATTATTAAACAACTCACGAATAGAATTTACCATATTTGTATTTCGATAATAAACATCATGATTACCTAGAATACAATGTAACTCGATATTTTCATCACGAAGTTTGTCTATGAATTGAGTTCGCACTTGATTGAGTATGTTAAAGTTGACAAACTTTCGTCTGTCCATTAAATCCCCTGCATGGATAATTGTATTGATGTTGTTTTCTTTTAGATATGGAAAGAACACCTCATCAAAAAATTTCATGAAGTAATCAAAGAACAATTGAGAGTCACCCCTTGCACCAAAATGGGTATCATTTATCAGTGCTATCTTCATTATTGTCCTCCATCATAAAATCTAAAGTATTTCCTGCTGTCTTCTTCTTTGATTTTCTTTTTTTAGTTGTTTTCTTTTTTGGTGTAAAGTTTTCTATGTCAGTTTCAGATAGATTCAACAGTTTTGCATATGGGTCTTTTACATCTTCGCTTGTGTCAAAGTAATTTTCTTTATACCAGTTCTTATGTGTACCATCTACATCTGTCAGTTCCATCATCTTATATTTGATGTAGTTTTGTTTCTTTTCTTTTTGTATTCTTCTAAGAAACGCATAATAAATTATCTGTGTGAAATAAGAAAATGGATTAGTTGATTTTTCTGGGTCAAAGTTGTGAGCATACATCAGACAATTCTCTACACCATCACCTATCATTTCATCCCTAAAAGGATAATTAATAAAGTTAGGTCTGTATGACAGATGCTCTGCAATCTTAACAAAACAATCACCAATATAGTTGTTAATTGGTGGTCTATCTTCGCCACTATCTTCTGCTTCTTTAACTTCAACCTTCCATTCTTTCATTGCTTGGAAGAATTGCTTATTATCAACATAATGATTCGCCTTCTTCTCGGAAGGTTTTTCTATTTTTTCTTTTTCATCCATAATTTATTCCAATCATTCATCATTTAAATAGTCCTCTATATTTGGTGACCAGTCAGTCCATTTTGAACCGTAGTCTTCTCTGTCAATTTCATTACTAGTATCTACATCTGTAAATTTTTCAAAATCATCATTCATCATATCATCATATGTTGAACCCATTATATGTTCTAAATCAAAATTTTCAAGCATTCCTTCTGATATCATTTGAAAAAATATATTAGGTGGGATTGCAAGGTTAACTATAATAGAACCTGGCTCTACCATATCTTTGTAGTCTGGTTCCTTTTCATTAAATCGTTCATCTGTGCCTTTTATCTTTTTGATATTATCCATTACATCTTTCATAATCATTAATTTTTCTAATGGTTCTGCATCTTCCAATCTCTTGAGTTCTTTTTGGATATCGTCTTCTTTTTTCTTCTCTATGTTATAGAGTTCAATAACCTCATCTTGTGGTTCTAAGAATGATGCAATCCAATCTTTTGGTATTTGTGTTTGAATTGAATCTGTAAACTGTAACCAATTTCTAAAAAGTAAAACTTCTCTCTGGGACATACCATCAAAAATAGATGAAACCTTCATCTGCATTGGTCTTTCAATGACTAACTTATCTTTCTTCTTTCCGACTATACGAGTTATGACATCTTGTCCGCTTCTCAATCGAAGTATCCTGTACGACTTTTTTAATTTCTCATTCATGGTTTTCTCCTATAGTCGAATAACAATAGACTTGAAGTTAAATTTTTCTGCTTTGTATATTCTTATTCTTTCTGAAAAATGTCTTAATGTGTGGTTCTTATATGATTTCCATGATAAATCATCACCAATATCGTACAACTTTGCAACTTTCTTACCTTCAGATTTCCTTAACTGCCTGCCAATGCTTTGCAACACCCTGATTCTTGATTTTGAGGGAGAAGCAAATATAATATTATGTAATTTTCGTATAGAGATTCCTGTGCTGAATGTTCCATACGATGCAACAATAATTGCATCTTCATTTTCTTCAACAATATGTCTAATTTCCTCACGAAGTTCGACATCGGTTCCTCCATGTATGAAAAAGCATTTTCTTTCATCAGAAATCTTTTCCTTTAACATATTATGTAGGATTTTGCCATGTTCATCAACATATTGGAACAATATAAGAGTGTTTCCTTTAAGATTTAAACACATATCTGTGATAAAATTATTTCTCTTTTTGTTCTTTATTATCCACTTCATTTCATCTTGGTATTTTGCTCGGCGAATCTCCTTTGTTTCTTCTATCTTGTATTTAAGTAATATAGCATCAATTTCCAAAGATGCAAGTATTTTTTTATCCATTAGTTTCTTGGTAGTAATTACATCATAAACTGGTCCGAATAAACCCTCAATAACTAATTTGTGGGTTTGAGTTCCATCTAATGTTCCTGTTGTACCTATTCGATATGGACAGTCTGTTAGTTTACTCATAAGAGTGCTTAGAGACTTTGATTTAAATAAATGGCATTCATCACCAAATACTGCATGATATTGTTCGAAGTATTCGCTTGGTAGTTTGTATATGCTTTGCCATGTTGAGATAATTATCTTTGCAGATTTAGAAGTCTTATCTCTTCCTGCAAAAACAACATGAACTTCTTTTTCTGTGTCGAATGTTTTGTCTAGGTGTGAATATTCCATGAAATCAGAATACATCTGAGAAACCAACGAAGTTGTAGGAACTACAATTAGTATCTTCTTGTCTTTTGGTATTCTTTCCATGTAATATCTAACAAGACTATAAATTATCAAACTCTTACCCGAAGCAGTCGGTGAAAGAAGAAGGCACCTATCATTGTTTATCGCATGTGTAATTGCGTTTACTTGATGGTCGTGTGGTTTTAATAATTCATCATTCGCAAGAGGTTGTAATGAATCAACAATATAACTCTGCACATTTTCTTTGCTAATATAATTTAAACTTGCAAAATCCTCTGGATTATCAAACTCTAGGGAATAGTTTCTGTCTTTTGCAAATTTAGCAACATACTTCAGAAGTCCTGAATATATTGTCTGTGAATATAGGTTGTATAGTTTAATCGTTCCATCCCACATCTTATTACGATATTGAGGCATGAACTTATGACCTGGAACCTTAAATGTGAAAAAATCGGAGAGTTCTTTAGCAATCCCCTTTTCACATCGGACTTTTATATTAACTTCATCCAATTTTTCTATCAATAATTTGTCCATATAATATGTATGTCTTGTTCATGGATAAAATTCCTTTCCATCCATCATTATTGAGAATAAACCATCTCCGATACTCCCCTCCCAATAGACACACTCGACTCCCGATTCTTTGAGCATTTCAATTCCTATGTCGCAAGATTCTTTCCATCTTTCTGGCATTCTATAGAACATATCCTTGTGTCCTATTACTTTTGTTATTCCTGCTTGAATGATTGCTCTCGCACAATCTGAACATGAATACCACGGACAACACATCCACAGTCCTTCTGTGGGTATACCTCTTTGCGCCGCTTTGTATATTACATTTCTTTCTGCATGTTCAACATAAGAATATTTGTCTGGTCTTTCCCATCTCTCTGGTTTGCTCTGGATACCTCTTGGAAGTCCATTACATTCTCCCAACAGTATACCTCTTGATGGATGAATTAATAACGCACCGTTTTGAGTAGACTTGTCTGCACTATTTGAAGCATAAACATATGCTTGTTTCAGATAAACCTCATTCATAATATCTGTATGGGGATTATACTCCACTTATGAATTTCCTCCACTCAATTGCATTTCGAATCTTCCAATGTCTGTTTGTGATTTCCTTTATTATAGATTGAAGATAATCTACTTTTTCTTTTTGATAATCTACCTTATGAGATAATGCAATAATATCACTGTCTGATTCTA